GGAAACTCAGAGGTGCGAAGAGCCAAGGCACCCTCCGAGGATCAGACAACGATAAAAACCAAGTCATGAATGGAGTGGTATTGAAAGAGATGTAGCGTCCAAAAAGAGAGAATTTGTAAAGTTCAGAACCGTCAGAAAGGGAAGTGACAGTGACGACCTTGCTCTCAACTAGCAAGTCGGCATTGGAACCATAAAGTTGGGTACGAATAACGTCAAAGGTTGGAAAAACCTTGAGGATGTCAGAGCTGTTTCGCTCAAAGACCTCGGCGACGGCATCCGCAAATGCGAGACGACGCAGGTGGTACTCCTCTTCCGACAAATGGAAGAAAAGCTCCCTCAGAGCGGAGACGCAGCTGTCAATAAGCTGTTCCTCTTTGCTAACGCTCTTCGAGGGGAGGTAGTAGACAATTGACTTCATGATAGAAGCCAAGTCAAGGGGTGCCACCCACTGGTCCAAATCCTCACGAAACACGAAGTTCCGCTTGAGAAAAGAACACTGGTCCCACGTCAGGAAATCCTCCATCACTGACGTCTTCAGGGCGCTCGTGTACTCAAGTCCGTAGACTGAAGCACAGAACTCCTGGTATTTGTTGTTGTTAAAGAATGCGCGTGCTCGCTGCGAAACTCCAACAACAACATCATCCCCATAAATGAGGGGGCTGACAACTGTCCAAAAGTCAACTGGCTGGAGATCGTGCAACTCACACTTCGAAATCCAGTAGTAAACAAGAAGGACAAGGCCGCGAAGGCTATTGTCTTCGGCCGTAGCGTATTTACCGCTCGGCTGCAGCGCTGGGGCTGCGAAAAGGTCACCACGCATAACAACTGTGGGATACAAGTTGTCACTGAGGATACCACGCACCATATTAAGGGCGTAGTCGTCGTAACCAAGGTTCTCACACACTCGCCACACGATAGTGTTGGCAGCCAGGCCAATATCGTACGGCATAGAAGTGTCAAAGCCTCCATAATCACCCTCCATAAAGGTGAGGAAGCCCGCCATGTTTGAACAAATGTCAGCAACATCAGTCGAATGCATATTAACGCCAATAGCAGTCCGAAAAATATCACCGTGCTCAACCATGAGTGAGTAGAAGGGCATCAAAAACATGCGATTCACGAGGGTGGACTCGTAAGGCGACATGCAAAAGACGCGAGTTTTGCGATCCCTAATCTTCTGAAGAGACCTGGGCTCATCCTTCAACTGAGCACCAAGAAGAGGCAGTGCATCCTCGCCGCGCTCATAGGCGGCACACTGCTCGTACACCTGCTCCTTCACATCGAACAGGGGCATGTAGGAATCGACTTTAAAATCGAGACAGCACTCGCGGGAGAATTTCTTCTTCGCTCCGGGCCAGGGAAAACCACCTGAGGTTGATGGTTTCATCGCACGCATGTAAAAG